ACAATCCGTCCAACAAACTATGATCAGGAAAGAGGTGCCTATGAGTATCAAAGAAAGACTTACTGAGATCAAAAGCATCCCTGCTAGGCGTTTCCTTCTTCTCCGGATGGCTGATGTTGACACTGATATAGCCCTGAAAATCTGTAAGGTCAATAAAGGCACATACAACAACTGGTGTAAGGACGAGAGATTCGTAGCCATACACAGACAAAGAGGAGAACTTGTCAGGGACTTCCAGCAGGAAGCTATCCATATGCTGAGGAAGGAGACTCAGCTCTCTGCAGTAATGTTGGAGGCCCGCATTATCAACAAACTGGTCCAGGAGATCGAGACCGAGGAGTACGTACTTATGAAGACCAGTCTGGCCAAAGAGGTCTACTCCAAGCTAATAGGAGACCTAGACCACCAGCCCAAAGCCCTGGCCCTTACCTGGGAGCAGAGAGTCCAGCAGCTTACTCTCACCAGTCCGGCCCAGATAACTGAGGCTCAAGGAGAGTGTATAGATGCAGAGTACACCGAAGCAAACAGCAGCGAGGAGGCGGAACATACGCCGTGCCTCCTTTCACAGGAAAACCTTCAAGAGCCTGCACCGATTGAAGCGACAGTTTAAGCTAAAGGGGTTCAGCCGTGGTCATGGTTTTGGATAAGCCTGCTCTTATCGAGAACCTTCTGGTAATTGATAACAAGCAGGGAGAGGTTGTCCCTTTCAAGCTGAACAAAATCCAGAGGTACTTCTTCCAGAACAAGAGCCACAGGAACATAGTTCTGAAGGCTAGGCAGCTTGGCCAGACCAGTGGCTATCTAGCCGATATGTTCACCGACTGCATAACTATCCCCCACTCGGAGTGTGCCGTAGTCAGCCATGAGACCCGTGCCACACAGAAGCTACTTGATAAGGTCCAGTTCTTCTACGATACCATGTCTAATCCCAAGCCAGCCATAGGAGCCGAGTCCCGATCTGAGAAGACCTTTCCTGAGCTTCACTCCAGCATCTACATAGGTACAGCCGGTTCCAGAGCCTTTGGTCGTGGCAGCACCCTCCGGAAAGCCCTTCTATCCGAGATTGCCTTCTATGAGGATGGGGAGAGACTCCTGTCCGGTGTGGAGGATGCCGTACCTATCACAGGAGAGCTTACCCTGGAGTCCACAGCCAATGGGGAGGACAATATCTTCTATGAGAAATGGGTCAGGGCCAGGGAAGGCCGTTCTCCCTACAAGCCTTTCTTCTTCCCCTGGTGGTTAGGTGAAGACTACCAGCTTCCCAGGAACTCTGAGCTATCCCTGCCAGAGGATAGGGGGGAACTCAGCTACACCGGTGAGGAGCTTGACCTCGTTGAGAAGGTTGGCCTTACAGAAGACCAGATCCGCTGGAGACGCTTCAAGATAGCTGAGAAGGGTGGCCTCTTCTGGATCGAGTACCCAGAGAATGAAGTAGACTGTTGGATCACTACCGGAGATCCAGTCTTCGATCCCTTCCTTCTAACTAACTGGGCTATGTCCTGCTACAATGGTAACTTCCATGAGCAGGGCTGGAACTTCTGGATTCCTCCAGAGGATAAAGTTCGTTACACCATAGGGGCTGACTCCAGTGCCGGTTCCCCAGGTGGGAGCTACAGTGCAGCCTGTGTAATGGACGACCGCTGGAGAGTGTGTGCCACTTTCCAGGCCAGACTGGAGCCTCACATATTCGCCGGTATTCTCAAGCTGATGGGGAACTGGTACAATAATGCTGAGATAGCAGTGGAGAGGAACTTTACCGGCTATGCAGTACTGGGCCACCTCCAGGACTACTCCAACATTTATCACCAGAGAGACTTTCTTACTGGGAAGGTTACTACTAATCTTGGCTGGTGGACTAATGACCAGACCAGACAGTACATGATGACTGTGACTAAGGATCATCTTTCCCAGGTCAGCCTGTGGGATATCAACCTGGTCCGGCAACTCCGCAGTTATCGCTATATCAAGCATCGCCCTACCGCCCAGACCTTTGATGACCTGGCTATAGCATTTATGATAACCTGTGCGGTGAAGAAAGTGTCTGGAGGATCGAGAGGCTATCAAGGTAGTTCCAATAACTGGGGCTGGTAGGAGGGAATAATGGACGTAACATCAGAGATCAGTACACTCAAGACTTACTGGGGACCAAGGAATACCAAGTTCGAGGACTGGTACAAAATCCTCCTTCTTGTAGACTCCCTTACTGCAAAGGGCTTGGAGTCCTATGCTACCAACGAGCCCATGACGTTCTACAATATGGCTCACTACCTGCTGACCAAAGGAGAGCTATCTCATACTACTCCCATCGAGTCCGAGACAGCTCTTGAGCTTGACCGGAGGGCTAGAGTCAATCGTGGCTGCCAGTATATGTGGAGTCTAATAGATGAGGAGAGAAGGCTTGGAGGAGCACAGTCCTTTATAGATGAGCTTGGCTTCTTCCTCCTTGTCCTTGGGTGGTATAGCGTGGTCCTCCGCTTTGACCAGGAATCCGGTGAGCTTCAGACCGATATCTGGAACCCCTATGAGACCTATCCTAACTACGCCAGCGGTCAGTTGGTCTCTTGTGTCCATTCCTATATCCTCACTGAGGAGGAGGCTGTAATAAAGGCCGAGAGGAATGGGTGGGACTATGTTAAAAGAGGGACTCACAGAGGGGAAGTTCGCCTTGATGATTACTTCAAATATGATGGAGGAACTCTCTACAACCAGATTCTAATCGACTCTAAACCAGTAACCGGTATGGTATCCAGACCTGAGATGAGAGTCATTGTTTCTCCAGTTGGCGGTTTCCCTGATCGTGGTAGCCTTTCCCCTGTTACTACTGACAGGGACTGGCGTAAGTACACTGGTAGAGGAATCTTTGAAGCTACATCTGCAGTAACCTTGAGCTTCAACAAGTGGAAGACCATGATTAACCAGATTCTCCGTGACACAGCCCAGCCCATCACAGAGGAGTTCTCATCTACTCCACAGGCTAGTCCGGAGCAGATCCGTGAGCGTGGAGCCCTCTTTCACTATGCACCAGGGGAGCAGGGTCTGGTCCGTGTGCCACCCGCTGCTATTCCCATCGAGCTACAGGCCAATCTGGTAGAGCTACGCAGGGAGCTTCAGAAAGCCTCCTTCAATGATGCTGTGTATGGTATGGTAGAAGGCCAGCCTGGTTATGCCTTGAGCCTTCTGGCTACCAGCTCAGCTAACCAGATTCTCTATCCCTACATGGATGCCAAACACTTTATCATCTCCTATGCTGATAAGTTCTGGCTAACCAATCTCAAGACTTCCAGGAAGGTCTTTGAGATCAAAGGCAGAATGATAGAGAAGCTGAAGTCTACCGATATCCCTGATCATGTCTCCATCATGGTAGAGTCTGATGTAGCTACTCCGAAGGACTGGATGGAGAGAGGAACCATAGCCAATATGCTGAAGGAGCATCTGGATGATGCTACTATCATCTCAGAAGTCCTGAAGTTCCCCGATCCACAGGCTATCAAGAGACGCAGGACCATGGACAAGATAATGGAGCATCCAGTCTCCCAGACTGTAGAGATGGTATCTGGCTACTATGCCCATGCAGACTACCTGGAGACTCGTGGTGATCTTCGTCAGGCCAAACTGTTCCGCAAGGCAGCAGAAGCTCTTGAAGCTCAGCTTGGAGCCCAGCAACCAGGTGAGGGTTCCCCTGCCATGGCCAGCCGAGTAGAAGCCCAGAGAGCTGCTACCAGGCAGCCTGCCAAACCCAGTGTGAACCCCAAGATATCCCCACCGGAAGCCAGGAGTGGATTCACCCCTCAAGAGCTACGAGAACGTATCGGTAGAGGAACGATAAGAGGGTAGAACTATGACGATGCCAAATCAGGACGAAGCTACTCAGTTCCCAGAGTTCCCGACTCTATATACCGAGTCTGACCGCCAGCGTCTTGCCAATCTCCGCCAGCAAGCCCAGGAGATGAAGGATATCTATCACCAGAATTATACCCAGGAGGCTTGGAGCCAGAAGTCCTGGCTAGAGAGGGCGGCAAGGCGGGTAGGCTATGCAGCTACTGCTCCTATGGAAGTTCTCCCTGGAATAGACCGTCCCTTGATAACACCAGAGGAGATAGAGAAGCAGAGGCTGGCCCTCAAGGAGGAGATAGACGAGCTTACCAGGAGGGAGTATGTCATTGACCGGCTCCCTGGAATCCTTGATGATATGAGGGCTTTGGCTCTTATGGGCTCCCCCATCACAGACACCACCGAGCTGAATCAGCGGTTCAAGGATATCTCCCAGTGGTTCACTCCAGAAGAGGAGGGTTTCCTGGTCCGGTATGGTCAGGCTCTGTCCAAGGCCACTCCAGAAGAGATAGCTTCAGGAGAGTTCTGGCAGGGTGAATTACCAGTAACCCCCGTAGACTACTCTGAGTACTTGCAGAGAAAGTACATGAGTCCCGAACAGCTCATGACCTCTGTGGCTTTCTCTAAGGACACAGAGCGTATAGCCGAAACACTGAAGATGGCCTTCCCTCCAGAAGAGGATGTATCCTTGGCTCCTGAAGAGATCCAAGAGAATCTAAAGCAGAAGTTCCTCCAGGAGTTTAAGGACTATGGTCTGGAGTTTGATGAGGCTCAGCCGGACCTGTCCATGGAGAAACTGGCTAACATGAAACTCCAGGTAGATGGTCTTCCTATCAACCTCACTGATGATGAGACTGGAGAGCTTATCCAGGGAGCTACCTTCTATCCTTCCTATGGAGATCTTCCTGCTACGGTCTGGATGGGGGATGAACTTCTAGGTGTGATAAGTGAGGAGAACCAGCAGTTCCTTCCCTTTGATCTGGCAACTGGTAAACCTCTCCAGACCAACGAGCAAGGAGAGACAGAAGACCCAGGCTGGTTCCGGAGTCTTATGAACGCTGCCTACAGCGGGCTGAGATCAGGCTATCATGCACTGGTGGATGCCTTTACAGTGGTTCTCCCCATGGTCTTTCTGGATGAGGTGGAGACCCTTAGTGAGGCAGCCTTGGTCGTATCTCAGCAAGGTCCGGTAGGTCTTGTCTCTACCAGCAAAGAAGAACTTGAGGAGATCAAGGAGGTCAAGGACAACAGATACCGTGCTTGGCTAGAGGATAAGGTAGATGAGAACCAGCAGATAATATCTGACTGGTACACCAGGCAAGTAGAGACCAGGCTCATCTGGGAGGCAGAGCATCCTGAGTGGCAGGTAGCCCCTCAGTACCGTATTCCTATGACAGAGAGGATAGGACAGGATGGTTGGTGGAGTACCCTGAGCGATGTTCCTTATATGTTGCACACAGTCATGGAGATCGCTCCCAGTATGGCAATAGCCATTGGGACTACAGTATCGGTCTCCCTGCTTACCAAGAATCCAAAATTGGCTATGGCATCCTCAGCAGCTATCGTGGGTTCTATGGAAGCCAACAGTATCCTCCAGGAGTTGGTAGCCGAGGGAGTCCCACCGGAGGAGGCAGCCAAGTATGCTGCTGCTATGATCCCCATTATGGGTGGCCTTGAGGTAGGAAGCGGTCTAGTGTTCCTGAAGTCCTTTGCTCCTGGCCTTTTCAGGAAGACTCTCAAGAAGACTATAAAACAGGAACTGATCCACTTGACCAAAACCCAGATAGCCAAGAAGGGGATCATCTCAGCTACCCAATCCCAGATCACTGAGACCATGACCGAGATGGCTCAACAGGCTGTAGGTAATGCAGTCCTGGCTCACAAGGGAGTAATAGATAGTTGGCTCCAGGATATGGATGAGGTGGGACTCAGAACTTTTGCCGGTATGCTCCCACTGTCAGCCTTTGGTGGTGGTTCCCATGTAAGGAGTCTTTACCGCAATATGCCTCCAGCGATGAAAGACAAGGTAGAAACCAGACAGGAGGAACTGGAGAAGGCTGGACTAACTCCAGAGCAGGCCGAGCTTCAAGCTGTTACTGAGGTGCTTGAGACTCCTGAAGGAGAAGAGATCAGACAGAAGACCTACAATGAGGTTCGTCCCATAGTTCAGGCTGAGATGAACAGTCCTGAGATTATCCAGAATCTTCGCCAGATAGACAGCCAGCTCCAGATGGAGCAGCTTGGTCTTGATACGATCAACAGCCGGATCAAGGCTATTAAGGGTTCTATTACCAGGAGAGAGAATACCCTTGCCAAGACCCTTGACCCAGTCAAACGCCGTCAGCGTCAGACTGCTCTTCAGCAACTAAAGCAGCAGCTTGCTTATTATGAAGAGCAAGCTAGGGATTTCCAGCAGAAGATGGATCAGCTCAAGGAAGAGCAGAGGATGTATGATCTCAAGGCTGAGCAGGAGAAGATTCTGACTGGTCGTATCTGGGACAATCTCAGTCCTGAAGCCAGAAAGGTCTATACGGATTCAGTTGGCCTATCTACTGATACAGTCAAGAAGAGGTGGAGTGAGCTGTCCGACCAGGAGAGGATGGCCCTGGAGAGAGATGTTACTCCGGTATCTGCCATAGGAGAGGAAAGGGAGAGAGTAGCTACTCTGTGGCTGACCGTTTGGATCTGGCTATCAAGTCCGGTATAGCCAAGACCACTGCCAAGCGTTATTGGATGAACCTTACTGATACTCAGCAAGAGATGGTCATGAGGGCGGTGGAGGAGAGAACTACTACAGTTACTGAGGAGGAGATTGCTCCGGTAGAGGAAGCTCAGCCAGTCCAAGAGGAACCAGTCCAGAAGAGTAAGTGGACTGTAGGAGCAGAACCAGCAGCCACTATCCCTGGTGAGCCAGTAGAGTTCCTTAACCCTGATGAGAACCTGGAGAACTTCGATGCCTACATAGCTGAGGAGGAGCACAGGGATGGAACTAAGTCCTGGAGAGCCTTCAATCCAGAAGGAGTTACCATTCCCAATCCTAAGACTGGTAGACCATACTTTGATACTGTGGAAGAGGCCAAGGCAGAGGCTGAAGCCTACGTCAAGAAGACTGCTCCGACTCCGGAGCCGGTAAAATCTCCCATTGTCCCACCCACTGTAGCAGAACTACGTGAGATAGGCTCTATGTGGAATAGAATGACTGAGGCCGAGAGACTTG